ACCCTGGTGAAGATGGTGCACTTCAGGAAGACCATCATCACCATCAGCGGCACGGGCCTGATGGGCCTCGGCTTCGATGGCTTGGACTTCGACCAGCCGCTGGAACTGCTCTGCACGAAACCCCGCTACCTCATCCCCTTGGCGCTGACTGGCGTGATCCCGGGGCAGATCCGGCCGGACGTGGCGCCCTGGGCGCTGGCCCGCGTTGGAAATCGCGAGATCCCGACCGGGATCACGATGACCGGCAACAACTTCGAGATCACGCCCAAGGCAGGCGCCACCAGCTACAAGGTCGGCTGGCTGCCCCGCTTCATGGTCAGTTGCGAGCCGCCCGAGGAGGCGCTGCGCGCGGGCCAATTTCCCTACTCCTGGTCGTTCGACGCCAGGGAGGTCTAATGCAGATCAACGGAATCACGCTGAACGGGTCAACCCTGAACGGCGGGGCCCAACTCGTCCCGGGAATTGTCACCCGCGAGGTGGAGAAAGCCTTCTCCATCCTCTGGAGCGTGCAGCTGCTGCTCAATGGCGTGGACGTGACGGAGTACCTGACCGGCAACATCCGCATCGAGCGCGAGGAATTCGCCCGCTGCATTGCCGATTTCAGCCTGCTGCTGGGCGCCGGCACAGTGAACCCCGACAGCTACATTGGCCAGGACGTGGAGCTTCACTTCATCCACCACCAGGCTGACGCCGACCTGCAGGTGCTGCGCTTCCGTGGCAAGGTCGAGCGTCCGCGCTTCAGCCTGCAGACCCGGATACTGGCCTGCGAGTGCAGCGACCGTCTCAACGAGGTTGTGGAGCCGATGCCGATCGAGCAGATCGACGCCATGGTGGGCGGCCTGTGGTCGCCGGATGTGTTCGAGCCAACCGAAGGCCGGTCCCGCTGGACCTACGCCAAGGAGCGCATGAGCACGCAGGCGGCCAGCTTCCAGCGCTCGGTTGAAGGGCAGCTGCAGGTCACCGCCTGGGCGGCTACCAGCACCCCGCACTGGCTGATCGGGCCGGACACGGCGATCTTCCAGAGCATCGACTACCTGCCGGTGGAGCTGAGCGAACGCATCAACGTGGTCGAGATCGAAGCGGACTACCGCTTCATCCGCCTGCGCGAGCGGCACCAGGCGTTCAGCTGGCGCCACCCCGACATCGTCGGCGACTCTATCGAGACGGGCTTCTGTGTTTGGCGGCACGAATCGACGGAGTTGCCGAACATCGAGATGGTTATGAACGGTAGTGAAGATGCTGGCTTCACCTCGGTCTTGTCTGGTGCGTATTGGCTCCGACTACCCGAGAGCGGCGTCTACTGTGACCCGCCTGCAGGATGGCGCAACGAGTATCCCGACCTGCTCTTGCGCGCCACCTGGTCCAGCGCCATCCGTTGGGCTCAGCGCGTAACCGAGCAGTACACCCTGCGCCTTGAGGCGCCGGCCAGTGTTGCCCAGGCCGGGCAGGTCATCAGCCGAGACCGCATCGCGATGGATACCGAGAGCGACCAGGAGCAGACCTTCCTCAATGCCACCTACACCTCGCCGGAGCCCGGCGCTGTGCAGGACGCCCTCGGCGACTACGTGGTGGACATCCGCAACGAGGACCGCCGGCAACTTGGTCTCAGCACCATCCTGGCCATGGGTAAGGTGTCCATCCTCAATGCACACCGTGGCAACCGCTTTGCCTTCACGCTGCCAACAGCTGAGGCGGTGGGCATTCGCCTCGAGCACACCGTGCGCATCGAAGACCAGGTGCTGGGCCATCCCATCAGCTGCCAGGCGAAGGTCGTCAACATCATCGACGACTGGGACCTGAAGACCGGCCGTTGCTACACGAACTTCCAGTTGGCGGTGAGCCAGGGCGGCAGCAGTGAAACTGACCCACTGACACCCCCGCCCACACCGAACAGCACACCTCCAGGCGAGCCATGGCCGCTAGTTGAATTGCCGACTCAGCTGGGCGGCCGCAACGAAAGCCCGATCTACGACGAACTCATCGACGGGTTCAGTGGCAACTACGACGAGACGGACCTCGACATCAACCCTGACCTTGAACTGTTCCCGCGAAAGTTCTGGATAAGGGCGAGGGAAATCCCAGCGGATCACATGGACGAATACCCGGTGGAGTCCACCAAGAGCTACCGCGTCAGCGTCCCCACCGACCACTTGGAGCTGTAAATGACCCTTGCAGACGAACGCCGCGCGATCGCGGACGGCATGGCCGCTTCGCGCGCGTCGACTTCTGAGGCTTCGCGCGCGCCAACCTCCGAGGCATCCAGGAACTCCTCCCGCCAGGCGATCGCCGCCGGGAGGGCCCAGTCCTCCGAGGCCGCCCGACGGGCCGTTGGGCGGAGCCTGGAGGAGCAGCGCCGCGGCAAGACCCTCCCGGACGACCTTAATTCGCTCAAGCCCCCGGAGCGCAAAAGCAAGGTTCTGTCTGCTCGCGAGAAATCGGGCGGACGCCCGGAGACTCGTGGTTCTGGAACCTGGAACCCGCCCACCCGCGTCGGCGCCGACGGCGGCGGCATCGCCAGCCCGCTGACCGAGCAGACCAAGGTAGTCGATGGCGTCACGGTCCCGGATCGGGACTACTACGGCACACGCATGCTCACCAGCTCGGACGGGATCTTCACGCTCGAGGTGATGCCAATCAAAACGCTGCGGCTGAAGGATGACGCCGAGGCCGACGCGGTGATCTTCCTTGCGGAGCCGCCGGCATGATGAATGTCAAAGGGGTGCTGACCGACAAGGTCAACGTGTGGGGCTGGCCCTGGCACGGCCTGATCCGTCCAGCGTCCAACCCCAGCCAGGGCGAGATCGTGCTGCCCAACGGCGAGACGCGCGAGCACCCGCTCACCGGCAGCACGAACTACCGTATCCACGTCCCCGGGACGCCGCTGACCTGGCGCACGCCGGAGCAGGCGGCCGAGGACGAAGCAGCAGGGCGGCAATGGTGGAACGAGGCGATCCTGAGCGGCACGGCGCTCTACGGGCAGGGCCTGGGCGGCTGGCTCTACTGCTCGCCGGACGGCACACGCTGGATCATCGACCTGGATGGTGCGCAGGCAAAGCGCATGGGCGAGTTCGGCAAGCCCCCGCAGACCAAGGCGATTAGCGTCAGCTGGCCGGCGGACAACGGCCAGTCGACGCCCAGCCTGGATTTCGGCGAGGGCGAAGCGCCGGTGCTCCAGTGGCCGGTACCGCTCGACATCAGCAGCGATGGCCGCAAGGCGATCCTGATGCTGTACATGCGCGACGTGGCCTACGGCCCGCTGGAGCGACCCATGCCGGTGGGGTTCCTGCTTGTGGAGGTCACCGGCGGCGCCGACACGCCGTTCGCCGCCAACGTCACCGTGCTCTACGACCGGGCCGAGACCCTGGGCACCAACGGCTATGAGTCAGACCTGGTGGTGGAGTACGACGAGGGGGGCAACCCCATATCAGCCCAGGGCACCGAGACGCGCGAGATCATCGACCGGATCTGGGCGGCCTGGTTCAACGAGTCCGGCCTGCCTATCCCGTGCCTGCTGTACCGCCGCGAGGAGGTCGAGCAGCACATGACCGTCGACGGCGGCACGAAGCGTGCGCGGTTCCTCTGGCAGCTGAAGGTCGGCTCTACCCAGGCCTGCGAGGCGGACCTGGCCAGCCTGTTCGACGAGTCGCCTCCGGGCACGATCACTGCCACAGGCACCCTCAACGGCGAGAGCATCTACAGCCAGACCTTCTCCGGCGAGGAGTCGCCAACCGATGCCGTCGGCCCGCTGACCCTGCGCGAACGGCTGATGCCGCGCGACTCCATCGGTGGGGTGCTGGCCGGGGATAACTCGGACATCGTCGCCTACAGCAACAACCTGGTGGGCCTCTACGTGCGCCTGCAGGAGACGGGCTCGCCGCAGCCCGAACACCGCTACATCGGCGCGGCCTGCCCGACCACACCGTTGGCTCCGCTGCTGATGGACGAGAACCACCAGGGGACGATCGTCACCTTCCCCGACCGTAACCGCCTGTATGGGCCCAGGCCGTACTGCGCCTGGAACCCTGTAACTCATGAAGCCTCCGCCCTGTCGGCGGGGATCGTAGGATGGATCTGAGATGGCCAAACCCCAGTTCGTGAACAACTGGACTGCGTCGCTGCAGGCCGAGCTGGCGAGCGACGCCACCAGCATGATTATCGAGACCGACCGCGCCGCGCTTCTCACTGGGCTGGCCGTGGGCGACTACTATATGGCGACCCTGGTGGGCGTCGATGTGGCGGGCCAGGAAAACGCCTGGGAAATCGTGAAGATCACCGCCAATGCCTCAGGCGTGCTGACCATCGCCCGCGCCCAGGAAGGGACTGCCGCCAGGCTCTGGCCGGCCGGTACGGTCGTGAGCGGCCGCGTGACGGCTGGGCTGCTCGCTCAGTTCCGTGACGCTGGCGGTGGCACGGGCCCTGGCGGCGGCATCGAGGACGTGAACGACGATGGCCGCCTCAACCTGCGGCGCTTCGAGGAGTGGGTGACGGTACCGGTGTTCGAGATCCCGGAGGACGCCTGGACCGACAGCGTGCCGGTGAGCTTCACGAACTCAACGCAGTTCCTGACCGCGAACACGGTCTACCTGGTGCCGTTCGTGCCGCCCCATGACATGACCGTTGACCAGGTGTCGATGATCATCACCACGGCGGCGTCCTCCAGCGTTATCACCATGCGGCTCTACGAGTCGGATGCTGCTGGCTGGCCGGGAACTGGCTTGTCCGGTTCGTTCGGCAGCGTATCGGCGGCAGCCACGGGCCAGGCCGCCGTGACGCTGGATGTACCGGCCGCCCTGACTGGTGGTCGCCGCTACTGGCTGGCCGCCCACCCGAACGGCTCGCCGATAGTCCGCGCGGCCTCGGTAGGCACGCCGGTGATGGGTGTATCCGCTGACGGCAACAGCCGCTACACGCTGCTGCAGCGCTCCATCAGCTGGAGTACTGGCGCACCGGACACCTGGGAGTTCGTCCGATCCGACCTGGCCGCCGCCAACCCGCCGCTCTTCCGCCTGCACCGCGCCGCCGGCGCCTGACCTCTGACCACAAGGAGCAGCCAGCCATGACGCCGGCCCGCCTAGACCTGCCCATCATTCCGGGCGCCACTCTGCAGCAGCCGCTCCTGCTGATGCAGCCGACCTACACCTACAAGCCGATCACGGCGATCCAGCAGACGGCCCCGCTGAAGATGACGGTGCCAGGCCACGGCCTGCCCGGGGAATGGATGACCTGGTGCGAGGGAATCCAGCAGGGCCAGGGCCTGAACTTGGACAAGACCACTGCCGTGGGTCGCATGACCCGCGTAGTCGACGCCGATACGGTCGAGTTCAACGACATCAACGGGCTGCAGCTGAAGGCCAGCGGAGGCGTTCTGGTCTTCCAGCTGCCGGTTGACCTCACCGGCATGGGCGCCAGAGTCGAGATCCGCGGGGAGGGCGCCGATCCTATCGTTCTCACGCTGGGCGACGGGCTCACCGTCACCAGCCTGGGCCAGCTGCTGATAGTGCTCACGCCCGAGCAGACCGCCGCCATCACCTGGACGCGCGGCGAGTGGGATCTGGACCTCACCTACACCGATGGGCGCGTAGAGCGCTGGCTGCGCGGCGAGGTGATCGTCAGCGCCGGGGGAGGGTGCCGCCATGGCTGACACCCCCGCCGCGGTGGTCGTAGCGCAGCCTGTGGTGATCGTCACGGAGCCCCGGCGAGCACCTGCAGCTGTCGTGGCCACCGGGCCGCAAGGGCCTTCCGGCCGAGATGGCGCCCCGGGCGGAACGACCTTCCAGTGGGATCAGACCATCGCCCTGGCGGTGTGGACGGTTCCCCACAACCTGCAGCGCTTTCCCAGCGTCACCGTCGTCGACTCCGCCGGCCGCAAGGTCGAGCCCGACATCACCTACATCGACCAGGACATCGTCCAGATCACCCACGGGCGGCCGGAGACCGGCAGTGCCTACTTCAACTAGGAGCAATCCATGAAATTGACCAACCTGCTCGACGCGGGCGGTTTCCGCGTGACCGCCCTCGCCGACGCTGTAAGCCCGCAGGACGCCGTCACCAAGGCCCAGCTCGACGCCGCGGTTCAAGGCTATGCCTGGAAGACCCCAGTCCGTGCAGCCACCACGGCGAACATCACGCTGTCCGGGGCGCAGACCATCGACGGCGTGAGCGTCGTTGCCGGTGACCGAGTGCTGGTGAAGAACCAGACCGCCGGCTCGGGTAACGGCATCTACGTTGCCGCCTCCGGATCCTGGACCCGTTCCACCGACATGGATACCGCCGCCGAGGCGCTGGGCGCTGCTGTGTTCGTGAGCGAAGGCACGACTCAGGGCAACCAGGTCTGGCTGATGACCACCGACGCACCCATCACCATCGGCACTACCGCGCTCGTGTGGACCCAGGTTGGCGCCGGCACGAGCTACACCGCCGGAACTGGCATCTCGATCTCCGGCGGCGTTATCGCCGTCGACACCTCTGTCGTCGCCCGCAAGATGTCGGCCACTATCGGTGACGGTACGGCCACGACCATCACCGTCACCCACAACCTGAACACCCAGGACGTGACGGTCAGCGTGCGCGAATCCGCGACCAATGTCGGCGTGATCACGGACTGGGTCGCCAACGGCGTGAACACCGTCCAGCTGACCTTCGGCACGGCCCCGACCTCGGGGCAGTATCGGGCCACGGTGACCGGCTGATGAAGCACGTCGGCAGGAGTACCGATCCCAAGGACATCGCGCGCCAGGATCAGGTGGCCCCGATGCTGGTGCGCCAGACGATTTATTCCACTGGTGGATCTTCCACCACCTGGACGCGTGCGACCGGTACCACTCGCATCGAGGTTGAGGTATGGGGAGGTGGTGGTTCCGGCGGCAATGGCTCCAACGGGGGCACTTCGTCGTTTGGTTCCATCAGTTGCACCGGCGGCCAGGCCGGCAGCGGAGGCTATGGCGGTGCCGGCGGAACGGCTTCTGGTGGGCAGCTGAATATGACCGGCGGCGCTGGTTCTGGGGTGGATGTCAATGGTTATGGTTCCCCTGGAGGATCAGCCCCTCGCGGCGGATCTGGGGGCCTCAGTCGTGCAGGCGCCGGGAGTGCGGGCGGGCAACCTGGAGGAGGGGGAGGGTCGGCCGCAAACGGGCTTCAATCGGGAGGATCAGGCGCCTACGCGTTCTCTTCGATCGCTGCCCCGGCATCTGCAACAGTGGTTGTTGGCTCGGCCGGGGTAACGTCCGGCGGTGGCAATGATGGCGGCGCAGGAATGGTGATCGTCAGGGAGTACTTGTCATGAGAGCTCGGATCGAGAACGGCATTGTCATGGAGACGGCCAGCTACGACCCTTGGCCCGAGTTCAACGAATCGCTGACCTGGATCGAATGCCCGGACTGGGTGCAGCAGGGCTGCCTCTACCAGGATGGCGCGTTCCGCCAGCCAGCCCTGAACGAGGCCGAGGTGGTCGCTCGCCTCACAGCGGTGGTGCAGGCGCACATGGATGGCGTCGCGCGCCAGCGCAACTACGACAGCATCCTCAGCCTGTGCACCTACGCCACCAGCACCAACCCTCAGTTCCAGGCGGAGGGGCAGGCCGGGGTGGAGTGGCGGGACGCCTGCTGGGCTTTGGGCTACCAGCTCGTGGCCGACGTGAAGGCCGGGGCCCCCGTGCCCACCGAGGCCGAACTGCTCGCCATGCTTCCGCCTATGAACTGGCCGCCGCAGGCCGAACCTACCTGACAGCCCCGCCGAGCGCGGGGCTTCTTGTTTCTGGAGAACAACATGGATCTACAACAGGTCCGCCGGGAGATCATCGCCCCGGCGTTTTTGCTGCTGCCTGACCGCATGGCGGGGAAAAAGGCCGAGGTGATGCTGCTGGCCATCGGGCTACAGGAGAGCCGCTTCATTCACCGCCGGCAAATCAACGGGCCCGCGAGGAGCTTCTGGCAGGGGGAGAAGGGCGGCGGAATGGTCCACGGCGTGCCGCGTCACGTGGCCACCATGCGCACTGCGGCGAAGGTGCTCGAGGCACGGGGCGTGCCCCCAACCGATGACGCCATCTACGCCGCCATCGAGACCGACGATGTTCTGGCCTGCTGCCTGGCTCGCCTGCTGCTGATCACTGACCCAATGGCCTTGCCGGAGATCGGCGCGCCCCGAGCGGCCTGGGAGATGTACCTGCGCACCTGGCGCCCGGGGAAGCCGCACCCTGAGACCTGGCCTGCGCTCTACCAGCAGGCCGTGGAGGCGGTGCAGTGACCGCCCTGCAGATTCGCCTGCTGGTGCTCGTGATAGCCGGGGCGATTGCTGCTGCCGCTGGCGCGCTGGTGAACGGCTGGCGCTGGGAGGCGAAGCTGGCCACTGCCAACCAGGTGCACGCCGACACCCTGGCCGAAATCGACCGCGCCACGGCCAGGCAGCTGCAGGCGCAGCTGGAACAGCAGGCGGGCCTGCAGCGCCGACTGGAACTCACCGAACAACAGCACTACCAGGAGCTGGCACATGCCCAGGAGAACACTGATCGGCTGCGTGCTGATCTCGCTGCTGATCGCCAGCGGCTGCTCGTCAAGGTCCGAAGTCCGGCCAGTTGCAACGGAGTGCCCACCGCCACCGGCGCCGGAGGCATGGATGATGGAGCCCAGTACGCCGAACTTCACCCAGCGACTGCGAGTGATCTTGCCGCCCTCGCCGGAGATGCAGACAGCTGCGCCGTGAGGCTCAAAGGACTGCAGGCGTGGGCCCGAGAAGTCACGGCGAAACCGCCGTAAATCTTCCCCAAAACACATCCCTAAGTATTTGATTTTGTTGAGGTGGGAAGTCATGCAAAACGCCCCGTTGCGAGGCGCCATTTTCTGCTGCAAGACTTTGATCTGAAAGGAAAATCACCGATTCGCTACGGTATCCCAGGCCTTGATGCCGTAGAGGGTGATGGTCATGGGGCAGCTCGGAATCACGTGAACCAAGGGGGCGCGCAGCCGTGGGCGCGCGACGTCGGTCGGCGATTATGCCACGCGGGATTGCCCGGTGGGGCGCCTGCGCGGCGCACGGTGCCGTCAGAGGAAGAACACAGCGAGGCCGAGCACAGCGACGACCGCGCCGAGGGCGCGCACGAGTGTCGGCGCCGATTGGAGCTGGCGCTCGGGGGCCAGGCGCACCAGGGGGTAGCGGCCATAGAAGCGCGCCAGGGCAGTGGACACCTTGCCCGGGGCGAGTAGCAGATAGAGCGCGACGGCGAGCAGGAGGATGCCGATTGCCAGGCGGAGCGTGCTGTCCAT